TACGGCGACCACCGAGATCTACACAGAGTAGATCGTCGGCAGCGTCAGATGTGTATAAGAGACAGGCCCAGGTCGACCTCGCAACCACACTCGCATACCAAACCATGAAGCGTGTATCGCAACACGTGACAGACATCACCTACGCCTCAGTCGGTTCCAACCACTGCCAGTTCAGGATGAACGGCAAAGCCATCGGCACACCCACAGACGATTGGGGAGTGTTCATCGGCCGTCAGATCGCCAGACTGTCACAGGAAGCAGGACACGGCTGGAAGTTCGTCGAACCACAGACACACGATGAGTCACTAGCGGTCGACGTATTCGGTGACGGTTTCCACATTCTCGGCATCGCACACGGTCATCAGGCGCGACGCCCAGACCTCATGGCCACATGGTGGAGGCAACAGGCGTTCGGACACCAACCAGTAGCAGACGCCAACGTTCTTGTACACGGTCACTTCCATCACCTCAGGGTCACCGAACTTGGGTGCACACCACGTGGAACATCACGGTTCCTAGTCATGGCACCAACCATGGACAACGGGTCCAACTGGTTCAGGTTGGTAGCAGGCGAAGAAGCAGTCCCAGGTCTTGCCACACTCATACTCGAACAGGGTGTCGACTACACAGGCACGGTGTACAAACTATGACCGCCGTCGCATCAGGTGACCTGCCAGAGGAATGGGGTCTAGGCGATCAGATACACCTCGAGGTGTACACACGCCTCAGTCGTATCGCTGACCTCAGTGAACTGAACGCTATCGTCTGGTTCGCGAACTCACTCATCATCGACCACGTTGCAGACAAGATAAACGTCACAGACGACGACATCATCGACCTCGACAACTTCCTCGACCATGCACTACTCATCGAGGCCACCATCAAACGTTACCTGGGCGACAACTACATACAAGACTATCTAGACACATTGGAGGATGAAAATGACTGACCCAAAGAAGGTACTCAAACTCGCTGAACAGTACCGTGCCAACCTCGAGAAGGCACAGGACAAGGATGCAATCCGTCAGCAACAGGCCTGGTACCAGAAGAAGGCGTCACCACTGTTCAAGAAGTAACCATGGCGACCATCACACTGAACGACTCAGACCTGGTCCTGGCCCGTCTGGTTGCAGACAAACGCAACGAAATAAACGAAGGCCGTGGCGACGCTCCAGCGTACGCGAAGAACAGTGACCGCATGGAGGACAACAGTGTCGCCATGTACGCCTCCACACGATGCGAACTGGCCACAGCGAAAGCGTTCAACAGGTTCTGGCACGCCTCATGGTGGCCTGCACACGAACACCACCTACACAAACACGAACCAGACGTAGGCATCAACATCGAGGTGAAACGCATCAGGTCACCACACAACCCGTTGCTAGTGAAGGAAGACTACGTCACCCTCGACCGTGTCATCGTTCTAGCCTATGCACACACAGACCCAGAACACCTGGTCGATGTCATCGGCTACATCAACGCCACACACGCCTGGGACATCGGACAACCCGTCGACTGGGATCAGTCAGGATTACTCCGGCAGGTCACACAAGAACACCTGACCGCAATCTAAAAATAAATGAACTACCGATTCCCCCGTCCATGCCTCACCTGTGGAGTTCTCACCACTGGGTCATACTGCCCAGACCATAGACGCAAGACACAAGAGTCGAAGTCACCCAGACGCAAAGCGAAGAAACAATTCCTATACGGCGGAAACTACAAACAAAAAGCAAAACTTGTCACCTCCCCTGGGGGGGTATGTCACCTCTGTGGTGAGGGGGAGAGGGAGGGCGACCCATGGGAAGCAGATCACATATATCCAGAACTCGGCCATCACTCCCCACTCGCAAAAGCACACAGAACCTGCAACCGTAAGCGTGGCAACAAACCAATCTGATTCGGTCAATCGACCACACACAAACCCTGACATCACCACCACCTTCCCGTACGGGGTCATTTATAGGGGTGGGTAATTTCTTCAATACGCGAAAGCCACCATCCCGTCAGCCCCAGCCAGGCGTATGATGTCGCGAAATTAAGTGATTTTGACGCTAGGCTGAAAACATGAAAATTGAAACACTGCAGATTGCTGACCTCACCTTCGACCCGTCGAACGCCAGGACTCATGACCAGCGAAACATCGAAGCCATCGCTGGATCACTGGAGCAGTTCGGTCAGCGCAAACCGGTAGTTATCACATCTGAGAATGTCATCGTTGCTGGTAACGGAACAGTGCAGGCGGCGACATCACTTGGATGGTCGAAGGTCGCATGTGTTCGTGTTCCATCTGACTGGACACCTGAGCAGGTCAAGGCCTTCGCGCTTGCTGATAATCGAACGGCTGAGTTGGCTGAGTGGAATCATGTGGAACTGTCGGAGCAGTTGACCGAATTGAAACTAGCAGACTGGGATGTCGAGTCGATTGGTTTCACAGGCTATGAAATCCTCGACGTGAGGCCTGATGAGGTAGAGGACCCGTTCTCTTTACTGGAGGATGCTCCGAGGAAGGATGCCACACAGATGACCTTCACCGTGAGCCTGGAGCAGGCTGAAACGATTCGGCAGGTTCTGGCCCAGGCTAAGAAGTCGGACAGACTGCCAGACGATGATGAGAACCAGAACAGTAATGGCAACGCCCTGTTCCTGGTCATGTCGGAGTGGCCTGGATGAGCGCAAAAGAAATCGAGGTGAAGGGCATCCCTCGGAGTGCCGCGGTTGCGTTCGTGAAGACACATCACTACTCGGGCAAGGTAGACCCTCGATCGCAAGTGCATCTGGGTGTGTTCTATCGTGGACGCCTCGAGGGAGTCATGCAACTGGGTCCATCCATTGACAAGGGAAAGAGTGTCGGACTGGTTCGTGATACTTCATGGAACGGATTCATTGAGTTGCACAGGATGGCGTTCTCTGACGTGTTACCGAAGAACAGTGAGTCGCGTGCAATCGGTGTAGCGATGAGGATGCTGAGGAAGAAGGCCCCACACATTGAGTGGGTTCTGTCATACGCTGACGGGACACAGTGTGGCGATGGCACTATCTATCGCGCCAGTGGGTTTGACCTTCTGAAAATTACACCCAACAAGTCCATGTGGCGTATGCCCGATGGTGAGGTCATTTGCAAGATAGTTCTCGAACCTGGGTTCGGTTCTGGCACCAAGGGTGAGAACAACATCAAGGCCAGATACAACAAGACTGGTTCTGAAACGTCGACAACGTTCCTGAAGCGCGTCGGCGCTGAGTGCTTAGGTGGGTATCAGTTGAAATACATTTACTTCCTCAATCCTCAGGCTAGGGAACGTCTGAACGTTCCTATCCTGCCGTTCTCTGAGATAGACAAACAGGGCGCAAGGATGTATCGTGGTGAGCGCCCTGGAAGCATTGTTAGTGATGTGTCTGACTTCCGGTCAGAAGAAGGCAGTGCAAATCTGACCTCAGGGCTCCAAGTAGGTGGTGCTTGATGCCTGCAGGTCGCCCTCCGAAACCCATTGAGCAAAAGCGCATGTTGGGAAACCCTGGGAAGCGTCCATTGCCAGAACCAGGTGAGGTGCAGATACTTCCAGGTGTTCACGAAATACCTGAACCTGCCAGGCCACTACTCACATACGGGCGCGATCTATGGGACCGTGTCTGGTCAGTGGGAGCAACGTGGATTAGTCCAAACACAGACATAGAACTGTTACTCATGACATGCGAAATGGTTGACGAACGGTGGAACCTACGTGTGCAGGTTATGAAAAATGACGACGCAAGAACACGTCGAGGCCTGAGGGAACTGGAACGACAAATCGTGTCCAATCTGTCACTGCTAGGTTTCACTCCGACTGACCGTTCCCGTCTAGGTGTGGCCGAGGTGAAAGCGCGTTCGAAGTTGGAGGAACTACTAGCGCGATCAGATTCATGATTCGTGTCATCACTGGACCACCGTGTGGAGGTAAATCCACGTTTGTCACAGAGAACGCCTTACCTGGCGACATTGTCATTGACATGGACCTGATTGCATCAGCGATGGTAGTCGACTCCACTGACACTCACGACTACTCGAATGAGGTGAGGCAGATTGCTAGAAGCGCACGAAAGGTCGCGGTCAAAGAAGCCCTTCGTATAGGGCAGGTCAGTCGCCGCAACGTTTGGATTGTGCACACCTCACCTGACTCAGAGTGGCAACGTATCTATCGCCTGCACAACGCCAAAATCACTGAGGTTGACCCTGGCCGTGATGAGTGTCTGAGAAGATTGGCTGATAGACCTGCCACACAGCATGTCCTGACGAAGCGAGTGATAGATGACTGGTATGCCAGACGTTGAAGGGTGGCCACCACGGTGGTTCACACCGATGCCTGACACTGCCACGTTCAAGAGGGCAGAGTTGGCCATCGACTTCATCGACACGTTCGGTGTCATCACCAAGGACTCTGTGTCTGGCCGTGCCGGTTCGAAACTGGTACTTCGTGACTGGCAGAAGGAACTCATCAGGCAGTTGTATGCCCAGGATGAGGACGGTGGGTTCATCGCGAAGACTGCACTGGTAGGCCTGCCCCGTAAGAACGGCAAATCGGCGTTGGCTAGTCACCTTGCCGTGTTCGACACCATATTCGGTCCAGCCGGTGGTGAAACGTACAGTGTCGCGGCTACACGCGATCAGGCACGCATCGTGTTCGGTGAAGCCAAGCGCATCATCGAAACCCATGAGGAACTGAGGGAACTGACGAAACTGTACCGTGACGCTATCGAGGTGCCGGTGAAGGGTTCTGTTTATCGTGTGCTATCTGCCGAGGCAGGTGCGGCCGAAGGTCTGAACTCGAGTGCCATCTGGGTGGATGAGTTGCACGCCCAACCGAATCGCAAAATGTTCGACGTGATGTCACTGAGTATGGCGGCGCGTGGTAACAAGGCACACATGGTGTCTATCACCACTGCCGGTGTGAAGTCAGACTCCACTGGTCGCGACTCAATCGCGTTCGACTTGTACAACTATGGCAAGAAGGTGTCAGCCGGTGAGGTGCGGGACGCGAACTACTTCATGGCGTGGTGGGAGGATGATGGACCTCACAGTGACCCTGAAACGTGGAAGAAGGCAAACCCTGGGTTCGGTGACTTGAATGACCCATCGGATTTCGAGGCCGCGGTCAGACGTACACCGGAAGCCGAGTTTCGCACAAAGAGGATGAACTGCTTCGTATCATCTGCACTCTCATGGCTACCTACGGGGTCATGGGAGGCCTGTGAGGGCGATGTTTCTATCAGCCCCGATGAGGAAGTCATTCTCGGATTTGACGGGTCTTTCAGTGGCGACTGTACTGCCTTGGTCGCGGTGACGGTTCAGAAGGATGACACACCTGTGAAGGTTCAGTTGGTGAAAATCTGGGAGAAGAACCTGGACACTGATGATGACGACTGGAGGGTGGACATCGCTGAGGTCGAACAGACGATTATCCAGTACTGTCAGGATCATCCCAAGGTCCTCGAGATTGCGTGTGACCCTTTCAGATGGCAACGGTCGATGCAGGTGTTGGCTGACCTCGGACTGCCTGTAATAGAGTATCCATCCACCTCACCACGCCGCATGGTTGGAGCCTGTGCAAAATTTTACGACATGGTCATGGAGGGAACCGCGTCTATCATCCATGACGGCAACCCAACCCTAGGCAGGCATCTGGCGAACGCGGTGGTGAAACAAGACCAACTGGGTCCCAGAATCGTGAAAGAGTCGCGGTCGAGTCCTCGCAAAATCGACGCCGCGGTGGCCTGCATCATCGCCGTTGACCGCGCCACGGTCGCTAGAATGGAACAGGTAGTGCCTCAGTTCTTTGGATAGGCTATGGGAATGTCATCAATACTTCAGATTGCAGGAATCACGGCCATCACTGTCGGGGTGCTTCTCATTTCTATTCCAGTTGGAATCATCGTGGGCGGCGTGCTTCTGACTGTCACTGGTATCGCCCTGGGACGATAAATGATTTTTAACAGACTTTTCGAACAGCGTGGCATTTCATATCAGTCGATATTCGCCTCAGGTGACGACATCGCGTTCGGCACCTACGCTGGCACGAACATCAACAGTGACACCGTGTACACGGTCAACGCCGTATTCAGCGCCGTCAACCTGATCAGCACCACACTGTCCACACTCCCACTCGACGTGTTCATTAGGGATGATGGCACACGCAAACCGTTCCGTCCCAAGCCTGAGTGGGTCAACCGTCCAGACGTGGCCCTTCCCCGTGAGGCGTTCTACAGTGCCGTGTTCACCTCCATGCTTCTCGAGGGGTCAGCATTCATTCGTGTGTTCGCAAACCGTCGCAATGAGGTAGTGAACCTTGTCGTCCTAAACCCACTCACCGTCGAGGTAAAAAGAAACGGTCTAGGGTTCCTCCAGTTCAACGTCGAGGGTGAAACCGAACCACTTACCTCCGATGACATCATCTACATCCCTGACCTTCTCAAGCCTGGTCAGGTTCGAGGCATTTCACGTGTGTCAGCACTGAAGGAATCGTTTGGTCTGTCACTCGCTTTGGAGCGTTGGGCACAGACCTTCTTCGGACAAGGCACCACAATGGCAGGCGTAATCGAGTTCCCAGGTGCGCTCACGGAACAACAGGCGACTGACTTACGCCGTGGATTTGACAATTCTCACACTGGTTGGAAGAAGGCACACAGGACCGGTGTCCTCAGTGGTGGTGCCACGTTCAAGCCAACCCAGGTGGACGCCGAACAGTCACAGGTGATCGAGGCGCGTCGTATGGCGGTCGAGGATGTCGCCAGGGCGTTCAACATTCCACCACACCTCATGGGACTCCCAGGCACAAACACCTTCGCATCAGTGGAAGAGAACAACCGCAACTGGGTGACGACGAACTTGAGGCCACTGGCATCGAAGGTCGAATCGGCCATGTCTGTCCTCATGAACCGTTACCGTGGAGGCACCGAAGCATTCCTACGGTTCAACCTCGAGGGTCTGCTACGCGGTGACCTCGACGCCAGAACCAACGCCTACTCACGCATGATTCAAATGGGTGCCATGTCTATCAACGATGTGCGCATCCTCGAGGACATGCCACCGGTCGACTCAGACGCCGCACGTCAACCACGTGTGCCGTTGGCAAATGTCAACATCGACGACTCGAACGTGAAGGCTCAGATGGAGCGCGTGAAAATGGTGCAGGCTTTGGTCCAGTCAGGGTTCTTACCTGCCGAGGCTTTGCAGGCTATCGGTTTGCCACCTATCGACCACACTGGTCTGCCGTCAGTCCAGTTGCAGGGTGTCGCACAGGTCAACCCTGAGGACACCGGTGCCCCGTATGAAGACAAGGTGACCTAATGCCAATCAGAAACGCGCTGATCATACTCTCTGACACGACTCCCACACAGATTGTTGGAGCCGATAACATGCCTCATGATGTCATCCTGCACAACATGACAAAGTCATCGAACGAATACATTTTCATTACTGGGTCATCGGCTACCGCTGGCACATCAACTATCCACATGGACCCAGGTCAGACCTTGTACATGACATTGCAACCCGATGATGAGATTTGGGCAGTATCCGACCCAGATGGCCTCGAGGTGGGTGTCCTCGACATTAGGAAGAACGACTAGCGTGCCCTACTTCATCACCGATGAGTCACCTGACTGTCCAGCCTGGGCCGTCGTAAAAGAGGACGGCGAAGTGGTGGGATGTCACGAAACTGAGCAGGATGCCATCGACCAGATGGTCGCGATCAGTATCGCTGAGGACCTGGAACCAGGTGGCACCTATCAGGGCCGTTCCGAGAACCGTGCAGAACCAGACGAACTGTCCGTGGGTGACTTTGTGTCATGGAACTCATCAGGTGGACGCGCCCGTGGACAAGTCGAACGCATCGTTCGTGACGGTGAAATTAACGTTCCAGATTCAGACTTCACCATTAACGGTTCAGAGGATGACCCAGCGGCACTCATCCAGGTGTATCGCCCCGTCGAGGGTGGATGGAACGCAACTGACACCCGTGTTGGTCACAGGTTTTCCACGCTTCGCAAAATCGACCCGTTGCCTGCACCACCTGAGGACCGTGACCTGCCAGACAACTACCGGCCTGCCACCTCCGAGGATGTGCCTGAGGGTCGCGCCTGTGGCAACTGCATGTTCTTCAACGAAGCAAACCTGGACGCTGAGGGTCGCGCCTTCTGTGAGCGTTGGGACGAATACGTCGAGGGTGGACAGTACTGCAACGCCTGGGAGCCACGCGCTGAGGACCGTCAGGTGAACCTGGTACCACCTGCCTACATGAGGGCCGCGGCACGTCAAGGCCTCCGATACTACGAACAGGGTCTAGCAGGGGATGGTCTGGCAGACAGAACCGTTACTGAGGCACGTCAGATGGCCCGTGGTGACGCGCTTACACCTGACAAGTGGGTTCGCATCGCGGCGTGGATTGCACGCCACCTAGTGGACCTGGACGCCCCAAGCGCTAACCCTGACAGTGACGATTACCCGTCACCTGGAGTTGTGGCACACCTTCTGTGGGGTTCTGGCCCGTCAAAACGTGCCGCACGCCGTGCGATGGAATATGCTGAGGGCGTGGTTGGTAGAATTGAAGCAGAGAATCAGGACCGTAGCACAGCGAGGGGTCAGGCAGTGAAGAAGTTGGAAACACGTACACGTCCAGTGGACTTCGAAATCCGTGAACTGGAGGACGGTGGTCTACGCTTCGAGGGGTATGCGGCCGTGTTCAACAGCCGGTCTGAGGACCTGGGTGGGTTTACTGAGTTCGTGGCACCTGGCGCGTTCAAGCGATCGCTACGGTCACGCAACGATGTGAAACTTCTGTTCGACCACAACCCAGCCAACGTGTTGGCGTCGACCCGTGCAGGCACCATGACTGTGGAAGAGGATGCCCGTGGTCTGAAGGTGACCGCTGATTTGGCTCCGACAACTTTAGGGCGCGACGTATCGGTCTTGGTGAAACGTGGGGATTTAGATTCCATGTCATTTGGTTTCAGTGTCATTCGTGACTCATGGAACGACAACGGTACTGAGCGCACACTGCACAGTGTCAGATTGCTGGAGGCAAGCATCGTGAGTTGGCCTGCCTACACAGGCACCGCTGGAACAGTTTCGGTTCGTGGACTGGACCGCATCGCCAGGTCAGCCGAGGTAGATGCTGACCAACTTGCTGACGCCATCCTGAAACTGGAGGAAGGCGCTGACATGAGCATCGACGATGTCAACCTACTGTCCAAGGTCATCGACAAACTGAAGCCTGAGCAGGCTGAACCTGAGGCGACACCCACTGAGGACAACAGTGCTGACATGCTGGCACTGAAGAAGAAGAAGATACAACTATTGGAGTTGCTAAATGGCTAACAGACAACAGATCGTTCAGACCATCCTGAGGGTCGCCGGTAACCCAGAGAACGGTGTTATCAAAGACTTGGCAGGACCGATTGCTGACGCGATTGTCGCGTTGGATGAGCCTGAGGTCAAAGCGTATGACCCAGTGAAGGAAACCCGAGTCATTAAGGCTTCTGAGAAGCGCTGACGGGTTGCCCTGCCGACTTCTCCCTTCTAGTCGGCAGGGTTCCTTCATGCCTAGTCGACGATGACGGGATAGTCGATAACTGAGTGGACTTCGGCAAACACTGTCGAGAATGGTTGGCGACATTCTGAAGTGATACCGATTCCTGAGTACTCTCCAGCGATGGGTGAGTGCCATGAGTATCCGTCTGGCAGTACCACCTCCACCTTCGTGTGTGGGTGATTGCAGTCGTCACATGCTACATATCCGATGGTGACGTTAGCGTTCTGTGTCTTTGCAAGGTCTAGTAGTTGTTCACGTGCGCTTGTCATGTCGTCACTTCGCTTCCATCGTTTGGAGGATTTCACCCTCGCTGTTGGTAAGGGCGACTGACCCTACTGCCCACGGGCCACTCTTGTCGTCATAGGCTCTGTCCATGATGATATTCACCGCTTCGATGATGGCCTGATCATCTGATGGTGCAGAGAATGTGACGCCGCTAATCTGATTCCCTAGTGTCGCGTGGATTTCATATGTATTCATGATGGTTCCCTTCTAGATGATGTCGTCGATGTCGAATGCGATGTGGACGTTGCTGATGTCGATGTGGTTGCCGTCACTGTCGATGGCGGTTGCGGTGCTGGTCATCATGTCTGGTCCCCATACCTCGAACTGGAGTTCGGTGATTCGGTAGGTGTGACCTTCGGTGAGGCCTTGGCCTCCGATGCGGCAGACACGGTCCCAGAGGGACCATGCCTGTTCGGTTGCGGTGCTCATAGGTCACCTGCTCCGATGCCGTAGGCGTCCATGAGTTCGACCATCTTGGCCCAGATGACTTCCTGCTCATCGCGTGCCTTCTGGTAGCGTGCCTCAATGTTGGGCTTGTCTGTTGCCTTGACGTAGGTGCTGGCGCTTCCTGCCAGACGGTACTCGTTGCCCCAGAACCGTGCCTCCTCGCCCTTGCGGTCATACATGCCGTCGAGGATTCTCAGTTCTTCGATGGCCTCTGCTTTGGTGAAGGTGGTGATCATGATGTTCCTTTCTCTCGGTTGGTGATGACTCAAGTGTATATGCCTAGACACCATGATGTCAAGCACATACGACGTAAACGACACACCACCTTCTACAATAGAAACATCGGAAGTTCGTTAGCGATGCCGAACGGTTGAGCGTCATCCGCCACCACACCCATATCCATTCCAACCATTGGAGAAATATCAATGTCTGAGTTCATCAAGCGCTCAGAGGAGTCCCGTGCCAACCTCGTTATGCAAATGCGTGACGTGATTGACTCTGCAGAGGCAGAGGGCCGTGGGATCGACTCTGAGGAAATGAGAAAACTGGACAACCTTGAGGCAGAGTACCAGCGTCACTCTGAGGCCATCGAGGTTGCCCGTCGCAACGAAGAGCGTGCCCATGAAGCATCTGAGGCCGCTGGTTCGTTCATGCCCAAGGAAGAGTCGCGGTCTGCCGCTGACATTTTCCGTGCAATGGGACGCGGTGAGGTTCGTGAGCACAACTTCGGCTTCGAGTCCCGTGCGACCCTTGTCCCTTCGGTCAACACTGTTCCCGTTGACTTCCTCGACCAGGTCTTCCTCAAGGCACGCCTTGTGGGACCCTACCTCGAGGTTGCTGACGTAATTCAGCGTTCCTCCGGTGCAGATTTGCGCATCCCTGTGATGACCGCTTACTCCACCGCGGCTGAGTACACGGCTGGTTCTGCTATTGCAGAAAGCCAGCCCACTTTCTCCAGCCTTCTCATCCAGCCCACCAAGCAGGCGTTCCTCAGTTCGATTGCGAACGAACTGCTCATGGACTCTGGATTTGACATCGAGGGCACCATCGCTGACCAGGCTGGAAACGCAATCGGCACCCGTGCCAACGCCGTCATCCACGCCGCGGTCACCGCTGTTGCAGGTTCCGGCATCACCGCTGGTACCACCAACGCAATCACCGCCGACGAACTCATCGAATTGGCCTTCTCGGTCGATGGAGCAGTTCGTCGCCTCGGTGCCGCATACATGGTCAACACCTCGACCGCTGGAGCAATCCGTCGCCTGAAGGATGGGTCTGGAGCATACGTGTTCGAACCCATCACCGGTGCTAACGGTGTGAACGGCGCAAGCAACGCAACTGGAACCATCCTCGGATTCCCCGTGTATGAGAACCCAAGCGTCGCCTCCATTGCCACTGGGACCAAGCCGGTCTTCTTTGGTGCATGGGACCAGGTGAAGGTTGCCACCACTGGACTGGAGGTCGCCACTTCTGTGGAC